GAAGTATCTATGACTGAATCAGATGAGGAAAGAAAAGTAATTGATATGCCTATGAAATATAGAACTATTGATTTATCTAAACACTCTTATCTTGATGAAGAAAGGAGAATAGTTCGCGTAGGCGTTTCTAGTGAAGAGCCTGTAGAACGTAGTTTTGGCATGGAAGTGCTAGGACATTCTGCTGATGATATAAACATGGAGTTTATAAATTCAGGCAGAGCACCATTATTGCTTGACCATGATATGACTAAGCAAATTGGTGTGATTGAAGAATTCAAATTAGATGAGACAGCAAAAAGGACAACTGCTGTAGTTAGATTTGGTAAATCTGCTTTAGCTCGTGAAGTATTTGAAGATGTAACTGATGGTATACGCATGAACATTTCAGTTGGTTACAGAATTGATAAACTGGAACGATATCAAGACAATGATGAGACTTACTACAAAGCTCAATGGACTCCTATGGAAGTTTCTTCTGTATCAGTCCCTGCTGACCAGTCAAGACTTGTTGGTGTTGGTCGTTCTAAAGAAAAACAAATAAATAACACAAAGGTGAGAATAATGGAAAACGAAAAGAAACAAGATATTAATCTTGATGAAGTTAGAACTCAGACTATTGATGAAGCTAAAGCTGAATTTAAAAGAAACTCAAAAGAGATTATAGATTTAGCAGCTAGACACAATAAAAGAGATTTAGCTGACAAAGCAATTGGCGAAGGCGTATCAATTGAAGAATTTAGAGGACAATTATTAAATGAAATATCTAATAATACTCCTTTAGAAACTCCTTCAGAAATAGGCATGAGCAAATCAGAAGTAAGAGAATTTAGTTTAGTTAAAGCAATTAGAGCTATGGCTAATCCTTCTGACAGAAGAGCACAAGAAGATGCAGCATTTGAATTTGAATGTTCTGCTGAAGCTGCAAGACAGTATGGCAAAGATGCACAAGGCATTATGCTTCCTGCTGAAGTGCTAAGAAGCTGGGGTAAAAGAGACCTCAACACATCTGATGATTCAACTCTAGTAGCTGAAGATTACAGAGGAAATGACTTTATTGATGTACTTAGAAATGAGTCATCAGTAATGCAAGCTGGGGCGACATTATTGCGTGGAATTCAGGGGAATGTGGTAATACCTAAGAAAACCGCTGGTGCATCTGCTGGATGGATTGCAACAGAAGGAAGTGCTGCTGCTGAGTCTGAGTTTACTGCTGGTTCAGTAACTATGTCTCCTAAAGTAATTGGTGCTTTTACTGATGTAACAAGACTGTTATTACAACAATCTTCTTTAGATGTTGAGAACTTAATCAGAGATGACCTAACAAAATCAATCGCTACTGCAATTGACTTAGGTGCTTTAGCTGGTTCAGGTTCAAGTGGTCAACCAACAGGTATTGCTAATACTTCAGGTATTAACACTACAACTTTCGCTGCTGCTAACCCAACATGGGCAGAAATCGTAGCTATGGAAAGTGCTGTTGCTAATGACAACGCATTAACTGGTTCTTTAGGTTACATATGTAGACCTGCTGACTTTGGTACTTTAAAAACAACTGAAAAGGCTACTGGTACTGCTCAGTTTGTTGTTTCTCCTGATAACACTATGAATGGTTATAATGTTGTTAGAAGTAATCAAGTAACAAGTGGTGATTTCTACTTTGGTAACTTTGCAGACTTATTAATTGGTATGTATGGTGGACTAGATATTACTGTTGACCCTTATGCATTATCAACTTCAGGTGGAGTAAGAATTGTTGCTCTACAAACTGTTGATGTAGCTGTAAGACACGCAGTATCTTTCTGTAAATCAAGCGACTAATTAACTGATGCTTAAATGGAATGGGGGTGGAAACACCCCTACCTTAAATATGAAAAAATATACAATATTACAAGATACAATGGCTGGTGGTTCAAAGGTTCATGCTGGAGATATAGTAGAACTTAATGAAGTTGAAGGTCATTCTTTATGTGCTTATAAAAAAGCAGAAATCCATGTTGCTAAACCAAAAGCTAAAAAAGAAGATAGAAGTGTTGGTTTAGAAACATCAAAAGTTAAAGCTCCTAAAACTAGAGCTAAAAAGTAAATCATGCCTTTAGAGAGTGCATTAGATTTTAACGCCTATGTTGATACAACAACAGGTCATGGTGTTACTGCTACATTCTTTGAAGTGCAACAGTCTTTATGGGATGATTTCCCATTAATAGATACTCTTTTTGATATTGATTCAGGTTTTTCTAAAAACATTAACATTATTATTGACCAAGAGTATTTCAACATAGAGGGTGGAACAGTGCCTGTTGCTGGTTATCAACCAAGAGCAATAGTTAAAGCATCTGATGTGCCTTATATATCCCAAGAAGATAAATTATTAGTTGATGCAATTACAACCAATCGTGGCAATGTATTAAAACCAGCTACAACATTTATAGTTAGAACAGTTGAGCCTGACAATACAGGCTTAGTTTCTTTGGTTCTTGAGGAAGAGTAATGTCTCAATTTAGATTAGAAACTGAAGAAGATATGCTAGGTTACTTAGATATTAATTTTGGTCATGGTGTAAGTGCTGTTTATACAAACAATGGAACATCATCAACAATCAACGTGATTCTAAATAATGAATATGTAGAACAAGAAGAAGGCATTGGTGTGGAAGCATTAAAACCAATAGCCTATTGCAGAACTATAGATGTTCCAAATATTGCATTTGGAAATACTTTAAACGTATCTGCAATAAAAGATACTAATGGTAATATACTCAAAGCAGCACAAAACTATACTGTAGTAAACATACAAGCAGACAGAACAGGGTTTAGTGCATTAATGTTAGAGGAAATATAATGGCAAATCATATTAGACAACAAATAAGAGAAAAGTTTGGCACTACTTTAACTGGCTTAACTACTACTGGTTCAAGAGTCTATGAGTCAAGAGTTTATCCACTAGAAACAGTACCAGCATTAGTTATCTACACTAAGTCAGAAACATCTGAACCTATAGTTATAGGTACTGATAGAGTTATGAGTAGAGAATTATCAGTAGTAGTAGAAGGATATGCAAAAGCTACTAGCAACTTTGATGATACTATTGATACAATAAGCAAAGAAGTTGAAGAAGCAATAGCAGCAGATAGAACTTTAGATGGATTAGCTAAAGACTGTTATTTAGAATCAACTGAAATAGAGTTTAATGGTGAAGGTGAGAAACCACTAGGATATGTGAGTTTGACCTTTTTAACTAATTACTATGTCAAGGAAACTAATCCTGACGTAGCTGTATAGGAGACAATTATGAAAATGATTAGTCCTGATGGAAAAGTTTTGATAGAAGCTCACCCTTCAAAGGTTGAGTCTTTATTGAATATGGGTTGGAAAGAAGAAGCAGTCCATTCGCAAGATAAAATTAAACCTTCTTCTAAGAAAAAGTCGAAAGACGAGGTAGAAAATGGCAACACATAAAGGAAGTGAAGGAACTGTTAAAGTCGGTTCTAATGCTGTAGCTGAAATTAGGTCTTACTCAATCGAGGAATCTGCTGATACTTTAGAAGATACTTCAATGGGTGATTCTGCTAGAACATATAAATCATCATTGACTTCTTTCTCAGGAAGTTTAGATGTATTTTGGGATGAGACTGATACTAGTGGTCAAGGTGCTTTAACTATTGGCTCAGAAGTAACACTAAATGTTTATCCTGAAGGAGATACATCAGGTGATACTTATTATACTGGTTCAGCTATTGTTACTGGCGTTTCAAGAAGTGCATCATTTGATGGATTAATTGAAGCTAGTATTTCAGTACAAGGCAATGGTGCTTTAACATCAACAACAGTATAAGAAAATGTCAGCAATAGATAACGCAAAAAAGCATTTTGCAGAGCAAGATGTCAAAGTAATCGAAGTGCCTGAATGGGGTGAAGATGACAAAGCCTTAAAAATATATAGTAAGCCATTAACGTTAGCTGAAACTTCTAAGCTCTATAAAATGAGTAAAGAAGATGATTTAACAATGATGGCTTATGTTCTTATTTACAAAGCACTAGATGAAAATGGAGATAAACTTTTTGATTTAGCAGATAAAAATGCTTTATTAAACAATGTTGATAGAGAGATATTAGTTAGCGTTGCACAACAAATCATGGGTCAAGAACCCATTGAGGATGTCAAAAAAAACTAACAAAGGATGCTAATTTATATGTGCAATATGCACTAGCTGAAAAACTTGGTAAAACCTTAGAGGAACTCCAAGAAATTAGTGTCCAAGAATATCAAGGATGGATAGCTTACCTAGAGTTAGCTGAAGAGAAACGAAACAATGGCAAATAAAAAAGTAAAGTTTGAATTAACAGCAGTAGATAAGACTAAAGCAGCTTTTGATAAAGTTACTAGAGGTCTTAAAGGCGTTGGCTCAGTTGCTGGTGGAGCAGCTAAAGGCGTTGCTGGTGTTGGTTTGGCTGCTGCTGCTACTGCAACTGCATTAGCAGTATTAGTAGATAAATCATTTCAAACTGTAGATGCTATTGGAAAAACTGCAACTCAAACAGGTATAGCTACAGATACATTACAAGCATTTCACTTAGCTGCTAGAGAATCAGGAACAACTGTTGAGGGAGCCAATACAGCTCTTATCAAATTTGCTAGAAGTGTTGGTGATGCACAAAGGGGAGTTAAAACACAGTCAGATATATTTAAAGATTTAAATGTTAATTTAAAAAATGCTGATGGTTCAATGCGTTCTTTTGATGAAATATTGGGAGATACAGCAAAAGGAATTACACAACTTGGAGACCAAACAGCTAGAGCAACAGCATTAGCTAATTTATTTGGTAGACAGGGTGTAATCTTAACTGGTGCTATCAACGACTTGTCTGAAAGTGGCATGAAGAACTTTATACAAAGAGCTAAAGACTTAGGTATTGTATTAAGTGAAAAGGTTATAAGAAGAACTGAAGAATTCAATGATGCTATTGGTGTTATCAAAATGCAGATAGGTTCTTTTGTTAATAATATTACAACATCATTCTTGCCTGTATTTGAAAATATGCAAAAATTTATAGCCGAAAAGATACAACAAATTGTAGATGATGCTGGTGGTATGGACAAATTAGGTGCAAAAATTGCTAAAGCTATTATTGAATTTGTTGCTGTTGGCATAGAAAAGTTTGGAATATTTAGAGATGAGGTAGCTGCTTTTGTTAATGATGTAAAAATTAAATTAATTGAGGTAGAAAATTCATTTTTAAGTCTTATAAGAAATATTTTAATGAAGTTACCTGCAAAATTAGGTGATTTTACAAAAGAAATGAATGACATGGCATATACCATTATTTTTAATAATAAAGCCATGAAAGACTTAGAGGGTAGTACAACCAGTTATGGCAAAGAAGCAAAAGTAACAGCAGATAGTGTAAGGAAATATAAAACAAATATTGATGAGTTAATTGGCTCTAATGATGACTTTAATGAATCTTTAGGCAATACAGGATTACAGCTTACAAACATACAAAGTCCTATGGATTTATATATTGCACAAATAGAAGATGTTGGTAAAACAATACAACAGATAGGCGTTAAGTCTATGAAGTCATTTGAAGATGCAATAGTAAATGGTTTAAAAAATGGAAAACTATCATTTAAAAACTTTGCTGATGTGGTTGTAACTGAATTATTAAGAGTTGCAGTACAGCAGTTAGTGGTTAAAAACCTTTTAAATGCTTTTAGTATGTTTGGTACTTCTATGGCTAATGATGGCTCTTCAGCAAAGGCTGCTGCCTTAACTGACTCCTTATCATTTAATGGTGGTGGATATACAGGAATGGGTGCTAGAGCAGGTGGTGTAGATGGAAAAGGTGGCTTCCCTGCAATATTACATCCAAATGAGACTGTTATTGACCATACCAAAGGTCAAAGCATGGGTGCTACAGTAAACTTCAACATATCAACAGTAGATGCTGCTGGTTTTGACCAATTATTAGCATCAAGAAAAGGATTAATAACATCAATCATAAACAATGCCATGAATAATCAAGGCAAAATGGGAATAGTATAATGTCAGGACAATTTCCAACAGACCCAAATTTTAGAAGTCTTAACTTTAAAGATAATAGACCTACTCTATTGAATCAAACACTATCAGGTAAAAAACAAGTTAGACAAATAGGTGCTCAGTATTTTTCTTTTACAGTTGCAATGCCACCATTACAACAAGAAAAAGCTCAGGAAATATTTGCATTTTTACAAAAACAAAAAGGTTCTTTTGAGGACTTTACAATAGTTGCACCAATAGATAACTTAGGTGCAGGTAAGTCAGAAACAGATATTCAAGTGGTTGGAGCACATGTATCAGGAGATGCTTCTATAGCCTTAGATGGCTTTACAGCTAACCAAACAGGTGCTTTAAAAGCTGGAGATTTAATCAAGTTTGCAAATCATAGCAAGGTATACATGGTTCAATCAGATATTGATTCTGATGGTGGTGGAGCATTAACTGTTCTTGTATCGCCAAACCTAGTAGCATCTCTAGCAGATAATGAAGCTGTTACTGTAAACAAACCAAGTTTTACTGTTTATTTAGAAAACAATGAAATCATGTATTCAACAGGTGCTAATGGTTTTTACAGTATTTCATTTGACGTTAGAGAGGTTATAGCCTAATGCCAAGAAGCCTATCTACTGATTTACAAACTCAAGTATCATCAACAGCAACTAAGACAGCTTTTCTAGTTGAGCTTAATTTATCATCTACTATCAGATTAACTGATTGGTATTCAGATATTACATATGATTCTAATTCTTATGAAGCTGGTGGTTCTTTTTTGCAAGTAGACTCAACAACTGAAACAGGTCAATTACAAGTCAATGAAATCGGTATTAGGTTATCTAATGTTACGAACCAAATTAGAAGCCTTGTAGAAAATGGTGAATTTACAGATAAGACAGTAGATATTTATTTGGCTTATTTTAATTCAGATGAAACTCTTGTGGGTGCAATAAACTTTTTTACAGGTCAAATAAGAAATGTTGGGATTAATGAAACTGTAACTGACTCAGTTATAAATCTAATTGTTGCTTCACATTGGGCAAACTGGAATTTAACTAAAGGCAGACATTTTTCTGATGAGTCACAACAGGCGTTTAGTACAGGTGATAAAGGTTTTGAGTTTGCAACTCAAACAAAAGATGATGTTAGGTGGGGTAAGTAATGAGTTTAACTGCATTTTTAACATTTTTAGGAATTGGAGCTACAACAGCAGCAACCATAGCCACTGTTGTTTCTTGGACTGTAACACTTGCTACTTTGGCAGTTGGAGTAAAAGGTTATAGACAAGCTAAAGACATGCAGGCACAAGGTCAGGTCATTATGGCTAATAAGACTTCTGCTGGAGGTAAGATACCTGTTATATACGGCACTAGAAGAGTAGGTGCTCAAATAATTTACATGGATGTTTCTGCTAATGACTCAAGGGACTTATATGTAGTTTATGCCTTATCAGTTGGCGAATGTGATGAAATACTTGGAACAACAATTGAGCTTGATGGTAATTCTTTAAGAGACTCAGCAAGATTTAGAGATGGTGGCTATATAGGTTCAGATAAAATATCTTCAGGTTCAGGTTCACTAAATACAGTTTCACAAAATGGTACTGGTATAGATGCTGGTGCTGGTGGTTTTGGCTCTAGTCCTACACAAAAATATAGATATGTTATGAATCTACATCACGGAGCTGCAACACAAACAGCAGACCCTATGCTTGTAGCTTCTATGCCTAATTGGACTTCTGCACACAAACTAAATGGTGTTTGTTATATAGCAGCTCATTATGGCTATGATAAAGAGGGCATATGGTCAGGAGTACCTCAACTAACAGTTCAGGTTAGAGGTAAAAAAGTGTTTGACCCAAGAGACACAAATCAAACCTTTGGAACTGTATCTACTTATGAATACTCAGATAATCCAGCTTTAACCTTTTTAGATTACATAACCAATAATGATTATGGTAAGGGTTTAACTCAGTCACAAATAAACATGAGCACATTTACTGCTGCTGCTAATGTTTGTGATACAGAAGTTGACCAACCTTACTTTAATGGCTCAGCACAATCTCTTACTTGGTCAGGAAATGCTGGAGATGACTTTATAACTATTGGTGGAACTGACCCTAACACTAATTGGTGGCAAAACAAAGTTGGGGAAGTAGTAGATATCAATGATGCAAATGGGAATCTTATTGTAGATGGCAAAGAAATTAAAGATGTTCAGAGAAATGGATTCTATGACCAAAATGATGAATATATTGTTTATATAAATGACACATTAGGCTCAACATATTCTTCACAAACAGGCTCATCTTTAGTTAAAGTAAAAAGATTTCATTGTAATGGTTATTTAGATGCTAATAAAAATGTTATGGATAATGCAAAAGAATTACTTGCAAATATGCGTGGTATCTTTCTTTATATAGATGGTAAGTATGAATTATCAATAGAAGATACAGGGTCATCTACATTTAGTATAAATGACAATCATATTATTGCTGATGCTGGTATATCAGTTGATTATGGAAATAAAGATAAAAAAGCTAATAAGGTAATAGTTGAATTTTTTAATGCTAATAAAAAATATGAATTAGATACAGCTACTGTTTTACATGATGCAACGCCTGAATATTATTCAGATGATGGTGATGAGATATTAGAAATAAAAGCTGAGTTCCCTTATATAAGCGACCCCTACATAGCCTACAACATGGGTAAGGCAATCTTAACTAGAAGTAGAAATCAGACCACCATGCAGTTCTTAGGAACTCCTGAGATGTATAAATTAAATGTTGGAGATATAGTAGATTTAACTTATGCAGGTTTAGGATTTTCAGGAAAAGTTTGTAGAGTAGAGGCGTTAGAATTACAACCAAATGGATTGGTTGCAGTTAGCTTAATAGAATACTTTGATGTTTATACATGGGAAGTGCCACCTCAAGAACCAGTAGAGGAGTTATCTAACTTACCTTCTGCTTATGCAGTTAAAGCTCCAGCAGGATTATCATTTACTGATACTGATTCTAGTTCTACAGGCAGACCATTCTTATCTTGGAATGAACCAACAGATTTTCCTGATTATCAATATAGAGTTAATATAGTTGATGGTTCAAGCAATCAAGTTAAAAATACTATTGTTGATGTTACTAATTGTGATTTAAACTTTTTACCTGTTGATGCTAACTATGTTGCAAGTGTTACCTCACTTAATACATTAGGCTCTGAATCATCTGCCGCTACTTTAACCTTTACTATTGGTGATGCTCCAACAGGCACTCCTGATATTAAAGATGATGCTATTGTTACAAATAAAATATTAGATGGAAATGTTACTGATGCAAAGATAAATTCTATAACAGCTAATAAAATTACAGCAGGAACTATAGATGCTTCAGTTATTACAGTTACTAACTTAAACGCAACCAATATTACTTCAGGTACTTTAGCTACAGCTAGACTTAATGTTTCAGATATTATCGCTACAGGAAATATTATTGTTACTGGAGATAATATATCAGACTTAACTAATGATTCTGCTTTTATAAATGGAACTCAAGTAAATACTAATGTTACTTCTATATCAGGTGGGGTTATAACAACAGGTACTGTAAATACTGCAAGACTTAATGTTTCAGATATTATCGCTACAGGAAATATTATTGTTACTGGAGATAATATATCAGACTTAACTAACGATTCTTCTTTTATAAATGGAACTCAAGTAAATACTAATGTTACTTCTATATCAGGTGGTGCTATTACTACAGGAACTGTAGCAGCAGCAAGAATAGATGTATCAGGAGTTATAACAGCAGGAAGTATTATTGTAAGTGGAGATAATATTTCTACACTAACTAACGATTCTTCTTTTATAAATGGAACTCAAGTAAATACTAATGTTACTTCTATATCAGGCAATGTAATTACTACTGGAACTATTAATGCTTCAGTAGTTAATGTAACTAACATTAATGCAGATAATGTATCAGCAGGAACTTTAAACGCTAATAGAATACAAATAGATAATGTCACTATTGATACTGATGGAAGTGGTAATTTAATTATTAAATCAGGTGGAGTAGATACAACTCAGATAGCTAGTAATGCTGTTACCAACGATAAAGTACAAAGCATATCAGCCACCAAGATAACAACAGACCAATTAGATTCAGCAAGAATTAATGTTGATACTTTAAATGTTAAGAGCTTTGATAATGTAAGCTCTACTATTGTTAGTCATTTAACAGCAGGAACTAAATTCCCACTAGCTAGAGATGGTCAAACTTATGTGCAAAGAACATCACCATATACAGGTAGTAATGCTTCTTTTGTACCAGTAACAATTACTCAGGTTAGAGACAATGCTGGTTATGTTGCTATATTCTCAGGAGTGCTTGGTGATGTAAGTGGTGGAAGGGTTCAATATTCTTTAAATAATTCTACTTGGGTCAATGCAAGTGGTAATACAAATATATCTTGGAGTGCTGGAACTTATAGGGGATATACTTATGTTTATACAGGTCAGATAACCACATTATCTACATCTCAATCTACTGTTTATTGGAGAGTATATTTCTCAGGTGGATATAATCACACTCAGCTTTCACTTAATGTAATGATGGATAACACAAGATAATGAACATATTTACTATATACAATTTAGAAACAGGAGAAATAGAGCATTCAACCTCTACTGTTGCAGAAATAAATGAAGTAGGACTATCAGAAGGACAGGGAATTATTGAGGGAGATTATCAGCCTAATGATTATAAGATTGTTAATGGTGAAGCAATACAAAGAACTGATAATGTATTAGAGATATTAAGAAATAAAAGAAACGAATTACTAAATGAATCAGATTGGACTCAAGTAAATGACTGTCCTTTATCTGATTCTAAGAAACAAGAATGGGCAACATATAGACAGGAATTAAGGGATTTACCATTTACAGAACAAGCAACTGATAATATTGCTGATGTGATATTTCCAACTATCCCTGAATGATTTAAGATATATAAAATAGGATTTTTATTATGGCACAACACGATTACAACATAGCGAACCAATCAGGTGCAGACTTTAGAGCAGATTTAAACAATGCTCTTTTAGCTATTGCAACTGTTAATAGTGGAGCAACAGAACCATCAACTACATTTGCTCATCAATTATGGGTAGATACATCTAGCAGTGTATTAAAGATTAGAAACTCTGCTGACAATGCTTGGATTACTACAGGTGTTAGTATTACTGCATCTAATACATTCACAGGCGATTTAACAGGAAATGTTACTGGTAACTTAACAGGTAATGTTACAGGTAATGTTACTGGAGACTTAACAGGTAATGCAGATTCTGCTGATATATTAACTACAGCTAGAACCATATCTTTATCAGGTGATGTAGTGGGTTCAGTATCTTTTGATGGTAGTACTAATGTTGATATAGACACAGTTGTGCAAATTAACTCTATTACTTTAGGAACTGATACAACTGGTGATTATGTTGAATCTATGTCAGGTGGTACTGGTGTAACAGTAACAGGTGGAACTGGAGAAGGTTCTACCCCTAGTATTGCTATAGGTCAATCTGTAGCTACTACTGATAATGTCACATTTAATTTAGTTACTGCTACTGATGAATTTGTTGGAGATATTGATGGTGCTGTAAGATTTAGTGCAAAAGCTGATGAAGCACTCTCTAAGGGAGATATTATTTATGTATCAGGAGTATCAGGAAACACTCCAACAGTAGGCAAAGCAAAAGCTGATGATGCTTCTAAAATGCCTGCATTTGGTATAGCTGCTGAAGATGCTAATGCTAATACTAATTTGCAAATAGTTACACTGGGTAACTTAATTAATGTTGATACTTCAAATGAATCAGTTGGTGAAATACTTTATGTATCTACAACAGCAGGTGAATATTCCACAACAGCTCCAACTGGAGAATCATCACAAATACAAAACATAGGTAAAGTGTTAAGAAGTCATGCTGTTAATGGTTCTATTAAAGTAGGTGGTGCTGGAAGAAGTAACGCCACTCCTAACTTAGATAATGGCAAGATATTTATAGGTAATGGTTCTAATCAATCAACTACTGCAACTTTAGATACTTCTATTGTTGTTGAAAATACTAACCTTTACTATACAACTGCTAGAGCAAATACAGATTTTGATTCAAGATTAGCTACTAAAGATACTGGAGACTTAACTGAAGGTAGCAATTTATATTACACAACAGCTAGGGTTAATACAGATTTTGATACTAGGTTAGCTACTAAAGATACAGGTGACTTATCTGAAGGCTCTAATCTTTACTATACAGATGCAAGAGTAAATTCTGCATTTGATACTAGACTAGCCACTAAAGATACAGATGATGTATCAGAAGGAACTACTAACCTTTATTACACAACATCAAGAACAAATACAGATTTTGATACTAGACTTGCAACCAAGTCTACTTCTGATTTAGCAGAAGGAACTAATTTATATTACACATCAGCTAGATTTGATTCTGCTTTTACATCTAAAGATACAGATGATTTAAGTGAAGGAACTACTAACCTTTATTACACAACTACTAGATTTGATTCTGCTTTTGGTAATAAGACAACTGCTGACTTAACTGAAAACACAAATTTATACTATACAGATACAAGAGCAAATTCAGCTATAGATGCAAGAGTAACTAAAGCATTTGTTGATGCATTAGGAATACAAGCAAATACTGTAGCTGCTAATTCAGTTGCATTGGGTACTGATACAGTAGGCAACTATGTTGCAACAGTAACAGGAACTGCTAACAAGATTACAGTGTCAGGTAGTGGTAGTGAATCAGCAGACGTAACATTATCATTACCTGATGATGTACAAATTGCAGATAGCTTAACAGTTGCAGGTAATCTAACAGTAAATGGAACTCTAACGTCTTTAGACACAACCAATTTAGATATAGAAGATAACCTATTCCAACTTAATGCAGGTCTTACAGGAAGTCCTGTCAATGACTCAGGTATGCTTATTAATAGAGGTACTGCTGATAATAGTATCTTTATGTGGGATGAATCAGTTGATAAATTTACAATGGGTCTTACTACAGCAGATGGTAGTGCTACAGGAAACATAACACTTAACTCACTAGGAACTTTAGTGGTTAATGTTGAGGGTAACTTAACAGGTAATGTTACTGGAACTGTCTCTAGTCTATCTAATCATGACACTGATGATTTAACTGAAGGCAGTAACCTTTACTATACTCAAGCAAGATTTGATTCAGCCTTTACTGCTAAGTCTACAAGTGATTTATCAGAGGGTACTAATCTTTATTATACTGATGCTAGATTTGATACAAGACTAGCAAGTAAAGATACTGATGATGTATCTGAAGGCACTAGCAATCTTTACTATACTTCTACAAGATTTGATTCTGCATTTGGTGGCAAGTCTACAAGTGATTTATCAGAAGGCTCTAACCTTTATTACACTGATGCTAGAGTACAAGCTATTTCTATAAACAATGTTGTTGAAGATACAACTCCACAATTAGGTGGGAATTTAGACTTAAATTCAAGCGATATAACAGGCACTGGTGATATTAATATTACAGGTACTATAACTAGTGGTGCTGTTACAAGTAACGATAGAATTACAGGCGATGGTACAGAAGCAGCTCCAGCTTTTCGCTTTGCCACTGATACAAATACAGGAATGTTTCCACCTTCAGGTGGTGATGTAATTGGTTTTGCAACTGGTGGCACAGAACGCCTTAGAATTACATCTGCTGGATTGGTGGGCATAGGAATAGACAACCCAAGTGGTACTTTACACGTAAGAGGAGAAACAAACTCAAATGGAGCAGAATTATTCCTTCAGGTAAATAACAACAACACCACAGATAATCTAGGTGCAATACATTGGGGTAATAATACTGATAACACTATTTCTACTATTTTAAGTGGTACATCAGGTAATAGCAGAAGTAGTTACTTAACTTTCAGCACATCTTCTGTTGGAGCTATGAGTGAAGCCATGAGAATTACAAGTGCTGGTTTGGTTGGAATTGGAACGACTAGTCCTTCAACAAAACTTCATATTTTAGATTCTGATTATACCACCATGTCAATTCAAGCAGGAACTACAAGTCATGGTGCTATTTTAAATTTAGGAGATAGTGGTGATATTAATTATGGAAGCATAACTCAATTTGCATCTTCTGCTGGTGAAGGTGGCAGAATGAGATTTATTGCTGGTACAACAGAAACTATGAATCTTAGAGGTGGCAATGTTGGAATTGGAACGACTAGTCCTTCAGGTAAACTTCATGTAGAGGGTGCAACAAGTGGAGCAAATTTTATTATTGATGATGGTAGTGGTTATGGAGTTTATGTAGCTGCTCAAAATGCTTTTAACTTTAATTATGGTAGAAACGAAACTTCAGATGGTTACATAAATTTTCGTGGGTATCAAGATGGGAATACTCAGTTTAGAAACTTACATATCGGTAATGGAAAACAAAGTACAATAGCCACTTTTGATGGTGTTAATTCAAGGGTTGGAATTGGAACGACTAGTCCTATTTCAAAACTCCATATTGATGGTGCAGAAAATAACACAGGTGGAATTACTTTAACAGCAGGTGCTCAAGCACATAATTGGTACTTAGCTTCTGATTTTGTAAATGTTCACGATATTGGAACAGGTAGTGCATCAGCAGCACATACTTGGCATATAAATGGCTCTGAAAAAATGAGAATTAATTCTGCAGGCTCGGTTGGAATTGGAAAAACAAGTCCAGCTTTTATACTAGATGTTGCATCTGCTGATGATGGTTTGGCTAGATTTACTTCTACAGATGCAAATGCTTATATAACTATTGGTGATGTAAATAGTACATCTGCACATAATAAAATTGGTGTTACTACTCACGATATGTGGTTCAACACTAATGGCTCAGAACGCATGAGAATAGAAGCCAGTGGGGACACAAGATTTGGATGTACGTCTGCTCAACTAACAGCAGGAGAAGTTTTTAGTTTTAATAATGGTCAACGAGGAAATACGTTGGCACTAAATACAGTAGGTGGTGCATCATTCTATTCAATAGATATGTGGAATAATGCAGGTGGAACTTGTAATCAAATACTCTTTAGGTCAGGTGGTAGTGCAACTACAGTAGGTTCTATAACCTCAACAGGAAACAATGCTACACAATACAACACATCTTCAGACTACAGATTAAAAGAAAATGTAGCACCAATACAAAATGGTTTAACAAGATTACAGCAACTTAACCCTGTACAATTTGATTGGAAAAATTCAGGAGAGACTTCAGAAGGCTTTATAGCTCACGAAGTACAAGAAATATTTAGTGATGCTGTAACAGGTGAAAAAGATGCTGAAGAAATGCAAGGTATGGACTATGGAAGAATAACACCATTACTAGTCAAAGCTATACAAGAACAACAAATACAAATTGAAGCCTTACAATCTGAAATTAACCTACTTAAAGGAGAATAAAATGGAATGGAATGTAAATACAGTTGACGTACACCCTAATAAAGAAGAGCATGATGATGTTGTCTATAATATTCACTGGCGTGTAACTAAAGAAGATGGTGAATTTACTGCATCCTCTTATGGTACGCAGAGCATAGACACATCAGATTTAACCAACTTTAAACCTTTTGATGAACTAACATCAGATATTGTTATAGGATGGGTTGTTGATGCTATGGGTGAAGAAGAGGTTGCTAATTTAGAAGCAGGATTAAATGCACAAATAGAAAGTGAAAAAAATCCAACCTCAGTTACTAAAACTTTAGAATCTTAGTATATAATTTAATTTTAATAAACTTATAGGAGAGACTAATGAGTAACGAAGAAAACAAGATGGAAAACCAAGAACCAGTAATCATTACATTTAATGGCACTGAATACAGAGCTGCTGATTTGAATGAAGACCAAATGGCTATAGCTGCAAAGCTAAATGTAGCTGGTAAAAAATTGGCTAGACTTCAGGAAGCCTATGATGACTATGTCATTACAAATGAATATAAAAACATTTGTATCGAGTCATTTGATAGAGCTGTTAATGCTGAAGATGTAGCTGAGGTAGTAGAGGAAGAATAATGGCTAGAAAGACCGCCCAAGAAGTTCATGCATCTTTACAAGTACATGAGACACAATGTGCAGAAAGGTGGACTACAGCATTTAAACACTTTGAAAAATTAGATGATGATATCAATGGTTTAAATAACTGGATTAAGGGTGGTCTTACAACAATAGTAATATCAATGCTATTGATTCTTCTTAAAGATTATATAATTTAATATATGAGTATTACAAAAATAGCCGAAGTGGCAAACAATGTCTTGGACAAATTTGTTCAAGATAAAGATTTAAAAGAACAACTATCACATGACTTACAAAAAGAACTTATATCTTTGGATAAAGCACAAATTGCTCTTAATTCTGAAGAAGCCAAAAACAGGAACTGGTTTGTATCAGGAGCAAGACCCTCTATCTTATGGATTTGTTCATTTAGTTTGGCTGTACATTATTGTATATTGCCTATTGCAACTTGGTTAGCTGTTGCCAATGGAGTTGATTTAAAACTTGAAGCTCTTGAGTTTGATTTTTCACAACTTACTACAATCCTTCTGTCCCTTCTTGGGATGTCATCACTTAGAACCTTTGAGAAAACAAAAGGCGTACACACAAAATAATATGGATAAAATAAAAGAAATGTTGGTCAAGCATGAAGGCTTATCTTGTAATTTATACAAATGCACCGCAAATCCGCCTAGAAATACAATAGGTGTAGGGCGTAATCTTGATGACAATGGCATATCAGAAGATGAAGCTATGTATCTACTTGATAATGATATTAAAAGAGTCATAGAGAGCCTAGACAAACACTGGCATGTTTGGAGAAGTTTCCCTGAGAAGGCTCAATTAGTTTGTATTGATTGCACCTTTCAAATGGGGATAACAGGATGGATGGCTTTTAGACATACAAGAGCACTTATGGAAATGGAGTGCTGGTTAGAAGCATCAGAAGAAATACTTAGAAGTAAGTATGCAACACAAACACCTAACAGAGCAGCTTACAATTCTAGGCAATTAGCCTTATGTCAAAATGCCAAGAAAGACATCAGACCAACATCAAAATAATTCAAGACTAGGTGCTTTGGGTGAATCCTTAGTACAAACATTCCTTTTGGAGTATGCAGACTTCTGCTTTCCAACCCAAGAAAAACATCCAGCAGATTTAATAGTAGAGTTTGGCAACGCTATATATACAGTTCAAGTTAAAAGCAGAAGAGCTACTAAAGAAAAGAAGTTTGTCTTTGCTGCTGAGAACTCAAGGTCAATGTCAGGAACTTATAAAAACTACCATTGCGATATTCTAGCCTTTGTATTCTTCTTTGATGGTCAGAAGAGAATTATGTTTAAATCCAATACATCCTCACAAAACTATTTCACCTTTGATAAGAAAGCTATTACTGAATCTATGGAATTAGATTCACTTCAAGAATCACTTGACACCCTAAGCTCAGTCCCTGTTCTAAATCCTATAATTTAATTCTTGCTCTTTATATATTTATATATATAATCTTACTTATGTTTTTAAAAGTAAGGAGTTAAATAACATGAGATGGGATAAAGCATATAAATACAAAGGCTACAAGATAGAGAAGGACTTTGATGAGAATGGCAGGATGACACTATGGACTGCTAAACCACAAGAGGATTTTCTTAATAAAAGAGGGGAGTTAGAGAAGCAGAAGATAACTAGACCTTTTCATGGTAATGAGTGCTTCTGTTCTGAGTGTACTTACACTGAGCAAGACCATGAACACAACAGAAAGATTAATGAGCAAATACAAAGTCTTATCTTATCTATGAGGGTCAACAGCATCACTTGCAATACTATGAAAGAGTGCAAGGCTGAGATAGATACCCTAGAAAAATAAATTAATATTTTTTTACACATTTATATATATTTATGTATAATGAGTGTATGTTAAATAAAATTAAGGAGTTAAATAACATGGATAAAGTAATAAAAAAATACGAGAACTGGTTAGCTGTTGCTGAAGAGCATAAAGCAAATGGTGTTGAGTACAGAGACTCAGACATTAACGAAGCAATTGCAAACTATAAGCAAATGTTAAAAGTTTTTAAATGCCCTAAATTCCAACAAGCAATTGCTGGTGTTTGGAGTAAGTAATGACTAGATACACACTAAAAGTAAACGTGCCTAACTTTGGTTGGGCACTAGCAACTAAGACTAGCGACTTAACAGTCATGAGAAAAAAAAAGGCAAGATTAATCAAGCAAGGACATGAAGTTCAATTAACTATGGGGAGTAAGTAATGATAGGAGTAGGAAAAAGAGGTAGAGGAAATCAAACAACCAAAGCTGACTATGTAAAAAGATTAGCTAAGGTTGTTAATCAGAATCCTAAATTCCATGATGCTCTAATAAGAAAAAAAGGTGAGCATTATGAGTTATTGAAATCAGTATTTTACACACAATGGTCTTCTAAGTTCTTTGAAAGAATAGTAGATGCTTATTTAGAAGGGAGTAAGTAATGAACCTAATGTGCAATACAGAACATGGTGCTATTCAATGGAGATGGAAGGACTTAGGTCAACCATCTCCAGCTTACAAATCATTGAATCATCAATGGTGGATTCCTAAGAAGTCAGACTTTGAGTTAGTTACTAAGGTTGATGCTTCTATCAGGCAAGAAGTCAAAGATGAGATTTGGGAAGATATGCAATCTGATTTTGAGTATCAGAAAAGCATTTATAAATTGCATAAAGCAAACAAGAGGGAGGGTTGATTTATGAAGCATGAACTAATGATGAGACTAGCACTACTAGGAATGGTGGTGTGCTTATGGTTAATTTACTTATTACAAAAAGGGAGTATGTAATGGATATTAGATTAAACGAAGTAGGAAGGGTTAAGCCTTTAATATTAACTAAGAGACAAATCAGGGGTTACTACAAAGATTACCTGACTGGTGAGAACAAAGTACAAACAGCAAACAGGGAATATACTGTTAGGGATTCATTGACAGAGATTGCTTATCTAATGGGTGAGCAAAGATGAAGATAGAAGAGCTAAAGAACTTTGAATCAGAAAAACGTTGGGATGCACTTATTTATAAAGATATACCTAATGAGGAGTATCACGCCAATGTAGGTATTAGTAGTAGTTTCATTAGAAGGTTTGGTGAGTCACAGCTCCATGCCTTAGAACACAAGCAAGAGACTACACCAGCTATGACCTTTGGAACTGCTGCTCATTCAATGTTAGTTGAGGGAGAAGATGCTTTTAATAAAGAGATAACAGTCTTAGAGGGTTCTCCATATACAAAGGCATACAAGGAGCAGAAGATAGAATGTGAAGAGAAGGGTATGACTGTTATAAAAGAAGCTGACCTAGAGACTATAAAAGGCATGAAAGCCAACATGGTTTATGAGGGTAATGCTTATCTTAATGCTAAGGGCAAGATAGCTGAAGCAAGTTTTTACTGGTATGAAGATGATGTGCTTTGTAAGTGTAGACCTGATGCTATATGTGACCCTCTTATTACTCGTGATACTGAGAACAGCATTGTGGTCATAGACTATAAGACTACTCAATCATGTGAACCTTATATGTTTGCTAGGTCAGTTAAGAAGTATGGCTATGATATGCAAGCAGCTTGGTATAGAAGAGGTATGCGAAAGGCTGGATATGATGTTCAGGAGTTTGTATTTGTTGCTCAGGAAAAAACTTATCCTTATGCATCTAAAGTATTTAAAATCACTGACGAGCAAATGGATAGTGGTTGGGCAATCATGGAGACTTATTTAAATGACTATAAAGAATATCAAAAGGGTAAACCTCTGAGTATTTATAATAGTCCTAATGTTGTTGATTTGGTTTTATAGGAGAGAGAAATGAATGTATTAAGTTTATTTGACGGAATGAGTTGTGGCATGATTGCTTTAGAACGTCTTGGCATACCAGTAGATAATTATTATGCAAGTGAGATAGATAAATATGCTATTCAAGTGAGTCAAGCAAATTACCCTGACATTATACAAGTTGGCGATGTAACTGAATTAGATACATCTACACTACCAAAGATTGATTTAATTATGGGTGGGAGTCCGTGTCAAGGGTTTAGTTTTGCTGGTAAACAATTAGCGTTTAATGACCCTAGAAGTGCATTGTTCTTTGAGTTTGTTAGATGTGTAGAAGAACTAAAACCAAAATATTTTTTATTAGAAAATGTAAGAATGAAGAAAGAATATTTAGATGTCATATCTGAATACATGGGTGTTGAGCCAATAATGATTAATTCAGCATTAGTATCAGCACAGAATAGAGTTAGATATTATTGGACTAACATTCCTGAAATAGAACAACCTGAACAAAGAGGTATAGTTTTAAGAGATATATTGGAAAATGATGCAGAAGAGCCAATGTATTCAAATATTTATGGTGGGTTTGGTGAGAAAAAACCAAGAGAGCATTTTAATAAATCAGTAACCATAAGAGCTAATTCAGGTGGTGGCTCAATACCAAATATAAAATTAAAAGATTTTGATAAAAACTTATCAAAGATGACAACTAAAGAAGGTAAGGCGTTTGCTCTTACAGCTTCTTATAATGGTGCTGTTGCATGGAATAGTATAGAAAAAAAGCAAAGGTCTATGATTCCTGTATTTTCTGAAGATAGAATAAATAAATTTAAAGAAACATTAAAAGAGAATCCACAACCATCAGCAAACGGAATCATACAATTAAATAATCCAAGTCATTCAAGTAGTAGAGTTTATTCTCCTGAAGGAAAGTCACCTACATTAATGGCAGGTAATAGTGGTGGTGGAAAAGAACCGGTAAAAATAAATGACAGTGTTCACTGGAGAAAACTTACACCTCTAGAATGTGAAAGATTACAAACAGTTCCTGACAACTACACAAATCATGTATCAAATACTCAGAGATACAAGATGTTAGGTAATGGTTGGACGATTGAAGTTATAACTCATATTTTAAAGAATATGGATATAAGTAAGGGCAAATAGATAATGAGAGTATTTAGAGTATGGAGAGTTTATCAATTGCCCTTAACAAGATTATAGGGCATGAAACGGATATAAACACAAAAGAAGTGGTAAAAATCTTAAATTAATATTAATATAAAAAAGGAGAGTTAAATGGACGATAAAACTAAAAAAGCACTTTGGATTCCTGAAGAACTACATAAGGAAATTAAGGTGTTCGCAATTGTAAACAATATGAACATTGAATCAGCTACTCAGCTATTGCTGAAGCTAGGTATGTGTTCTTATAAGTCAGAGAAGTAACATGGGTCAAAATAGCAAAGCAGTAGCTAAGAGAAGAGAAGAGTTAAAGGCTGAAAAGTTAGATAAGCAGATTGCTTATTACTATTTTCAAAAGGGAGCTGGTAGTCATTACAGAGAAATACAATACCAAAGTGGAAGGGTTGTAAGGACTGATTTTAATGCTTGACTGGATTCTATATATATTGGGTGGCTTTGTTGGGTTGTTAGCAATAGCTACAATAATAAGTGTAGTAGCTGCAATTTACATACTTAATAAGCTAGATTAATGGTAAACAGTAGAAACAAAGGAGCAGCATTTGAGAGAGTTATATGTAACAAACTTAATACTGTCCTTGAATCTAAAGGTATTGATACTAGGGTTAAAAGAAACCTTGACCAGTATCAAACAAAAGGCATGGCTGACATATATTTTGATAAGTTCGCAATCGAATGTAAAAGATATAAAGCTAGTGCTAAGAAATCAATGTATAAGAATGAATGGTGGAAACAAGCAGTTGAGAGTGCTGGTGACAACCTAATTCCTATACTAATTTATAAATATGATAGGAAGCAAATAATGTGTGTGATTCCCTTGTTCTTGGTTACGTCAGTTGATACGCCAAATTGGGAATGTACTTACCTCTGCCCACTATCAGAAATATGTGAAAATTTAGATGAAATCTTACAAAAAGCAAATGGATTTAAATAGTTATTTGCTTCAAGAGGATTTTGAAGAGTTTTGTAGGAAAGCCTACGAAAGAATCAGCATTGCTTGTGACGTATTTGGCATAGTCAATGATGAGGATTATTACAGTTTTAAGGAAAGGTGCTATACCCAACTTGAAGCTGATTACTTAAACAGTATTGATAAAACAATACATTAATGGAGAAATATATTATGGATATATTAGGTGGAATGAGTAGTTCCAATGAGAGTCAGCAAGTTTATCTTGCTTTCAAAACTTCCCATCAGCAGTTCTTTGCTAATGGTGAAACACCAGTAGATTTTCAATATCTACAGCTTGACCCTGCAACATTCAAATCAGGATGGGGTAGATATACTAAAGCTGATGGATTTGAATATACTTGGGATGATAAATTTGGTGTAGTTAATCCTAAACCAGCAGATGATTACAAAAGAGCCTTCAGTGCTTGGGTAATGCCACAAGGAGCACAACATGCTTATCTATGGCAAAGATTTACTTATGCTGAATCTAGTGCTTTTAACAGCATACTAGGTGGCTTTTGGAATCAAATGGATGCAAGTTCATCTAACTTACCTGTAGTGAAGTATGAAGGCTCTAAGCCAATACAGGTTGGTATGGGTAACTCTTCAGAGCTATCATTTAGTTTTGCTAAGTTTGCACCAAGAGCTGATGGATTTGTAATACCTCAATGGTATATAGACCAAGAAGCACCAGTAGAGGACACATTTAAAAGTCCTAATGATGGTCTTGCAGATAAAGTGCAAGAGATGGTTGATAAGAATGAATTATCTGATGACGATATACCATTCTGATGCAGTCAGTAGATTGGCAAAGAATAGCTCCTGATGTTGCAAAGCAACTTCTTGGAGAACCTAGTAGCTCCTCATCTAAAGAACTTAGATGGGGGACTCATGGGTCATTAACATTAAATTTAGAGTCAGGCACTTGGTATAGCTTTGAGCATGATACTGGTGGTGGCATCATAGATTTAATTAAACACATGAATCAAGATGTGAATACAGTTTTAAAACAGTTTGGTCATGACTTAGCATTATATTCTAATGACTCCTTAATCACTGTTGATAGTACCCCTACTATCAAACAGAAAAGTAATGCTAGGTCATTCTCTAGGGAACAAATGATTGACCTTTACAAGAACGCTGTTGTGAAGGTCAAGTACTCTGATACTTTTATGGTATTAAGATTTCCTGAAGGACATTATATTAAACAGAAGTATGCACCTTTTAGCTTAAACCAAGATGGTTCATGGTCTATGAAACGTCCTGAAGGCTTATTACCTATTTATTACACTGACAAAGCTAAGGACAAGCCTTTGTTGTTAAACGAGGGTGAGAAGGCCTTAAGGGGTTGTGAGGCAATATATGATGGAGATAGTTGTACTTGGCATGGTGGTGTTAATAGCTGGGAGAAGGCAGATTGGAGTCCTATCTTTGGTAGAGAGGTTTGGGTATTTCCTGATAATGATGAAGCAGGATTAAAGTGTGCTAATGAAATCGCATCTATGCTCAAGAAGAATGGTTGTAAAGTTAAGGTAGCTCAACCACCAGCATACTTTAAAGAGAAGGATGATTTATATGATGCATTTGTAAGAGGAGATTTTAAGGAGTCTAAAGATTTAGAAGATTATATAAACAGTTGTGTAGAGAAGAAGCCAAAAGGTATGGTTACTTTCACTAGAGCTGATGAAGTATTAAAACAGGTAGATAATCCTGATTGGTTAATAAGAGATGTAGTAGAAAAAGAATCATTAATGTGTATCTTTGGTAAACCTAAGAGTGGTAAGTCATTTATTGCTATAGCTATGGCTGCTGCTATTGCTAAGGGTGAGAGCTTTTATGGCAATGAATCATTCTCTAAACCAGTTATGTATGTATGTGGTGAAGGTCAAAGGGGTGTTAAAAGAAGGTTAGCAGCTTGGCAACAAGGTATGTTTGATTTAACTGGCGTACCTTTATATCTATCAGATAGAGCTGTCAGGGTTAATGATGCTGATGACTTTAAGATGTTAGAAGAAGAGATAGAAGCTCTTACACAACAGGTTGGTGAGATAGGCATGATTGTTATTGATACGTTCCAAAGAAACTTTGTAGGTAATGAGAACAGTGCAGAGGATGTTGGTAACTTTATTAATAAATTAGATGGACTTATATCACATTATAAGTGTTGTGTATGTTTGGTTCATCATACTGGTCATGGAAACTCAGATAGAGGTAGAGGTTCTAGTGTTATGGGTGCTTCTTTAGATTATGAATTTAAGGTAGATAGAGAAGATAAGGCTGTAGGTGATACTTTGGAAGAGCAAATGTTTGTGACCTTTGAGCAGACTTTAAACAAAGATGGTCAGGGAATGTCTGAGAAGTCCTTTGTATTTAAAGAAGTAGAGATTATTGGCGAAGGCTTGAACCTAACGTCAGGCTTCTTAGAAGAGACTACAATTGATTTTAAGACTAAGAGGACAGATAAACTACCTATGATGCAAGATAGAACCTTAACTGCATTAGAGACTGTTGCTTATATTAAAGATAATCAGAATCCCCAAGACCAATTCTTAACGCCTAGTGACTTAGAAGGATTTGTAAAGAACAAAGCTGGGGATAGTATAAATGCCAATAATATTGGTAAACATTTAGATGCTTTAAAAGAAAAAGGACAGGTGTTTAAGCATGATAAATTTGGCTGGCAGCACATGAAATTCAAAAATAGACAGCCAAACTTTGAGGATGAGTTCTAATGAGAAGGAAGTTTGAAGGAAGTTTGGTAGGAAGTTTTGAAGGAAGTTTTGGTCAAATATCAACAATTATGAAGGAAGGAAGGGAAGGAAGTATGTAATACTTCCCTTACTTCCCTTCTAAATGATAAGGAAGTTTATGAAAATATATTTAGATGAAACATTAAAAGATAGATTAAAAGATTTAAGAACTTATGAGAATGAGACTTATGTTAAGTGGGGTAATCGTAAACGCATCTTTAAGATTGTTGGTGTTAAGTTTGAGATTAAGTTTTGTAGAGCAGAGCAAATGTTAAAAGATTCTATGATTAATGATTCTAAACAAAAGCAACTTAAGATGGCTGAAATGATGTTAAGAGCTTATGAGCAGTTAAATATCAAATGTGAGGAAAGTGGTTACATGCAAATACAACCCAGTGCCAAGTGTTTTAACTTTGATAATAAAACAGCACTGGTTTGTGATACTGATTCTGACAAACCTATACTGGAGAAAATACACAAAGATGAGAAGGATATAATGATATTTAGTATTGAGGAATTATTTAGATGCATCCCCAGTGATTTTATGAGAGCTAAAGAATTACTAAGCAAATTAGATAAGTCAGTTAATATACAGAAGGTTGATTATGTCTAAGTGGCATGGTGGTAAGGGGTCTAAAAGACGTAAAGAAGATAAGAAAAAGATTGATGATAATTGGGATAAAATCTTTGGTAAAAAGAAAAAGGAAAAAAAGAAGAAGTGAATAAATTTTATAATGAAGACCTACCTTATGGAGAAGCTGGTGAAAGGTTTGTTCTTAATATTATCAACAGGAAGCATCCAATGGCGTACAAGATGGAAGGCAACTTTAAAGAATATGACATTATGATTCCTGAGATAGATAAAACAATAGAGGTTAAAAGAGATAAGCACACTGACAGAACTAATAATGCTTTTATAGAAACTTACTGTAATAAGATTGAATCAGGTATTAATGCAAGTACAGCAGACTATTGGGCATATCTAACTAAGTCTATGTTGTATTGGATTAAGTCAAATGATTTAAAGATATGTATATTAGAAAACAATATACCTGAAGGTAAGAACTACATGATTGATGGAAAGATAATTGATGCTTACCTGATACCTATAGATATATTTAAGAACTATTGTATGAGAATAGATACACTAACTGAGGAGCAGATATGCCAATTAAACTAAAACAAAGTGCCAAAGTAAAAGATAGAGCTACTGGCAAGATAACAACAGAACACTACTACTTGAAGAGTATGACACTTCAGGAACTAAATGATTACATTGAATCGCCAAGTGCTAAGAAAAAGGTCATACAAAAATGTAAGAATGAAATAACTAAAAGGAGAAAAAAATGAATTTAGAAAAGACTGTTTATTTATCAAATAATTTACCTGAATGGTTTGGCAGAACTAAACCTAAAACAAAATGGGGTTATTGGTCTTATGACCCAAAAGAATTTTATTTAACATATAAACATTTTTATCCAGTTAACCTCCTGCGATATAATACAAATGCAAAATTATTAAATTTAATATTTCAACTCAATACTAAAGATAATGGAAATTGGGATTCTAATTGTGTAAAAGATTTAATTAAGGCTTTAGATTGTATTCTATATCCACAATCAAATTGCTGTTCAAGTGGAGAAAATAAAAAGTTTAATGTTAAAAAATTATGTGAAGAATATAATAAAAAATTGAAGGAGAGATAAATGAGTGACCCAGTAAACCATCCACCACATTACAACAATGGTGGCATTGAATGTATTGACTACATTAAACAACAGTTAGGGAGCAACTTCCCTGCATATCTTGAGGGTAATGCTATCAAGTATCTACATAGGCATAAGTACAAAGATGCTAACATTCAGGACTTAGAGAAGAGTATTTGGTATATTAATAAATTAAAAGAACATTACGAGAACTTATGAAGATAGATAAAAACAAATTAGAAAAGAAAATAAAAGAGGGTAAGTCTAGCCATGATATAGCTATGACTTATGATGTGCATCCATCTACTGTAAGAAGAAAGGCTAAAGAGTTTGGATTAAAGTTTGAGACTCAATCATATTGGAGAAAGAGATGAGAGTATCAATTAAAGACAATATCAAAGATGTAACTAAGTGGACTACTGGAGTGCAGAAGAAACAAGTGCCATTCGCTACTGCTATGGCTATCAACAAAACACTAGGCATAGGCAAAGGTAATCGTATGAAAGGTTTAGATAGAGAGATGCAGAAGCAAATGATTAAGAAACTAGATAGACCAATGGCAAGAACAACTAAAGCCTTTTATAGAATCAGTGCAAGGAAAACAAATCTTACTGGCACATTAGGTTTTACTGAATGGGCAAACAAGTTCATGCAATACTTAGTGCATGGTGGTGTTAGGTCAGGTGAGTCATCTAAGGTTGGCGTACCTTACATACCTAATGCCAAGTTAAATAAGTTTGGTAATATTGCTGGAAGGAAGAGTGGTCTAATAAAAAAACAAACTCAATTCATTGGTAACATCAAAGGTATTGATGGTGTGTGGGAAAGACAGAAGGACAGGTCAGCTAAGCTGATGGTTGCATTTAAGAACAGCGTAACCTATCAGGCTATGTTTCCTTTCTACAAGATAGCTGAGAAGTATAGTAAGGCTAGGTTTGATAAGAACTTTGCTGAAGAATTTACTAAAGCACTCAAGAGTGCCAAATGATAGGTTCTTCTACAACAACCTATGTGGGTTATTCGCGAC